TTTATCACCGTATCTGGTCTCAACAGCCTGGCGGTATTGCAGATCAGCGCGAATGATGGAGTTTGGACATTCAGATTTCCGCTTTACATCTAGGGGTCCGTTAAATGGGAGCATTTCAACAATTCCAAAATCGACGCCCTGGTTCGTGTTCACTTCGTTCATTATCTTTTCCTAGTCTGTGTTTACTTTTCAAGTTGAAAAGCGATTTTTGTTTGTAAGGAATAATATCAAGTTTAACTTTCACATCATAATCAAGTTCAACCAGTGGTTTCACTAGACCCCATTTTTCAAGCATTATAACAGTTTGTTCAAGTCTATCAATATCTTGTTGACTAATATCCTCTCTGGTTGCCTTCCCTTCAAGTACAAACAGCTGTTTAAAATGTACAATGAAATATCGCCCCCTCTTTTGTAAAACATGGCAAGATTGCCACATGTCATTAGAACTTTTTGACTTAATACCAATTCTCGTCAATGTTTCACGTACCTGGAGGAATTTCTTTCGATCAAGGACCTCAACTTCTATCAGTTCCTCCATGTATTCCAGTTGTTCTCGTTCGTCCACTTGATCCACCTTTTTCTAGATGTTTTGCAATGTCATCAATATGTGGAAAAAGGATATCGAGAACCTCAAGAGATTTTGCACGACTATACCCAGTGTATTCCTGGATCATTTCAAGGCGATCGTGTTCTTCTTTTTTGTTCCATTTACCAAAGCGGCGCCTCTTGTCAAGACCATAAAAATAAAAATCAGCCTGCATCTGGTCTGGCAAATGTGCCTGGTTCATTTCATTGGCAAAAAGAACCGTGTCCTTCGTATTTGACATGATCCTATTGACCATGTATGCATTATATCCACACACCTCAACGTCAAGGCGCCCTTCCTTTTTTTCTGAAAGAGCGGCAGCCAAGTCAAAAGGACTCTTTTTTTCGGAGCTCATCGAATGACCACCTCATTATTTAATGCATTGACTTCATTGACCTTTTGATGGATATCAGAAAGTTCCTGTTTTAGCATGGTAGCCGGGACTCCGAAAGACGCCGCCCGATTTATCTCGGAGCTAACGGTACTAATGAAAAGCGGCGTTGCTGGGAATTTTTCTGTGAAACGGCGTCCATCGTTCGTTTCAATGGCAACCAAAATATAGCCAAGACTGTCTTGTGTTATGCTCGCATTATAATCAAAACCTTTAATGATCATTTTATTTCTCCTTATTTGAAACGGGCATCAGCCATGATTTCAGTAAACATGGCAGCCATGTTAATCTCCTTATCCATCACCTGGGCTTCCTTGAAATCATACTGAGCCAGGATGAGAATAATTTGCGGAATGCACTCTGGTAGTAGGATATCCACGAGACGATCATAAACAGAGCGGCGAATCATTGCCCCGCTGTTATGCTGGTTTTCGGCTACCCATTTGCGCATCGCCGGGAAGTCCCTGGACTTGAGTATGGCAACCAGGCTTGCAAATGTTTGCTCGGACATGCCGGCAGCAGAAGAGAGGTCAAGTGATCCGCTTTTACTAGAACGTTGCATTTGATTGATGATGCGGCGCATATCCGGCAAATAACGAACGACCAGGTGTGCCAAATCAGACTTTTCGAATGAAACATTTTCAGATGAAAGGATGAAACGAACGCGCTTATCAATGAACGGCAGAACTTCTCTGATCTCTTGCTTGGTGAAAGAGAAGTCGGTAACCGGACACCGCGACCTCAGAGGTTCGATTATCTTGTTTTCGAAGTTGGCGGTCAAGATAAAGCGGGCGTTGCCTGATAGCTCTTCAATCGCACCGCGCAGGGCTTGTTGGGCTGCTGCGGTCAAGCCGTCACACTCGTCTAGGATCACGACGCGAAGACCACCACCAAAACTCATGGACGAGGCAAAGGAACGAACCTTGGTTCTGATCGTGTCGATGTTTCCCTCTTCCGAGGCATTGATCATTATAGAGTCAAGACCAAGCTCAGAGCACAGGGCGCGGGCGACAGTTGTCTTGCCAGTTCCAGGAGGACCGACAAGCGTCATGTTATCAAGGGTTTTTGATTCCACGATCGCCCTAAAATAATCCATCAGCCTCTTCGGAAGTGCACATTCTTCAATCTTGGTGGGACGATATTTTTCAACCCAAAGTAAATTTTGCATTTTTGTTATCCTCTTTTGTGATATTATAGACGCGGTTGTTGTTTCTGTCCACCATCTTCATCATCTTTCCTGGCATATAAAAACGACAGCAGAAGACTTTCTATTCTTTGAGCTGGCAAACAATGAAAGCCTGGCGATGTCATATAGCCATTAAAAAGATATTTCATTACCAGAGGAAGAACGATCAGATCGGTTGATTGTGAAAAACCGATGACCGCCTTCGGATTGGGGTGAAACTTACGATATGTTGATGACGAATAGGAGTCGTTGACTGTCAACCAGTATGGTGCCTTGGAGTAGTATGCGGTCAGCTCTTTCCAGATCGTACCAATCGATGAACCGGTTTGCATGAATGCGTCAATTTTCTGTTTTGATGTCGACACATTCAAAAGCGACCCAATTTTTACAGGGCGCTTGGTTCGATCATCCAGAAGTTTTTGCATGGCTTCATCAATAACCAGCTTCGACAGGTAGATTTTGAATTCCTGGTTATTCTGGATTGTAAGCCTTGTCTGTTTGCTTAATGTGGTGCGCATTAGAATAGAGTCGCCTTCTTTTTAGTTGATAAGTTCATCTTCTTTCTGTATTTTTCAAGTTCTTCGACAAGATCCTCGTTCATTTCCATTGTAAAAAATGAGTTCCAGAAAGGGAACGTGTCGAATTTTGTATTTTGAGAGATCTCAAAGATAATCGTCTCCAATAGTTGTTGTCCCTGGGGCGTATTCAAAGGTACCGGATGATAACCACGAATAACAAGAAAACGCTCACCAACTGCAATGGCGGTGGGCTGGTGTAGCAAGTAGCGACCGCGCCATCTGTAAAATTTTTCAAGATGAATCTCGTCTGTCAAGTCGAGTCGTTCATGAGAGCCACCGGTTCTTTTGAAACGATCGCTATCTCTTTTAGAGCAATCTGGCGGTACTATTCCGTTCATGTAGTCATGAACAAATGTCTGTAGTGAGTTAAGATCAATCATAGTTGACTTCTTTTTTCCTGTGGCTGTCCGGTATTGATCTTTTCGTTTAACTCATTGCGAACGACAAAGACCCTTGCCTTATTATCACATAACAAAGATCCTCTGTCAATGATATATTCACCATTTCTTCGCCTAGTCATGTAATGCTCGACAACAATCCAACAAAATTTTTCAAAGTCAGGGCTGTTTATTGCACTTCTGACGTGAGGAAAAATCATTTCAACGTTCAGAGTGTTTTCGTTGTCCTGGTGTTCGGTGTTCCAAACAATACCGCTTTGGATATTCCATCCGCCACCAATCGATACAAGGTCAGTGAATGATCTCTCGATTATATCAACCACAACAGAATTTGTGATGCTCACATAAACCTCCTCTGTTCAACGGGTGATTTCGTGGACGTCATATCCATTAGCTTTTGGCGTTTAATTCTGGAATCCTCGATCTCAACATTTCTGACGATCGTCGGATAGTTTTCAAGAAAGAGTGAAACAGGGCGTCCCGTATTTTTATTGATGAAATGAGAGCGAATGAACTCGATGAGTTCAGACCATTCTTCAGGACTTTTGATCTCTACGATATTTTTTCTTGTTTTCTTGCTATACATCAAACAAGCGGTGATATTTTCTGTGTCGTCAGATGATGTTTGACCATAGTCTCCGGAAATCAAATCAATATCATTGTCTAAAGCCACGATGCTTTTCATCGCCATGCTCATGAAGAAGCGAGCAAGAATTTTTTCATATTCGGTTGGTTGGTTTGTATTCATGATGTTTTAGTGGTGTTGGTTACATGAAACGATCGTTTTCTCGTTTAGCCTGGGGTGTTCTTTCTGTGTCAGCTTTATTTCTCAGGGCTTCATTCTTGAAGATTGAAATCTGAGCTGCCAGTTTTTGACCGAAATAACCAAACGGTTCTTTAAGCCAGCATTCTCTGAGGTTGTTTCGGTCTTCTTCGTCATGGTATAACCTGGTGTATACAATGTCAACGACCTGTGGATGTTCGCGCCATGTTTTCAAATCAAACATCGAAACTTGGTCCCAGTTCAGTTCTCCATAGGGACTGCTGTCGTATACGAAGTCTGGAGAAGGATCTAGGTTATGTCCGTATGATCTTGAAGTGGAATATGATCCATTTTTTAGGTTCCTGGATTGCCATTCTTGAAGATATGTCATGCCCCTGAAGTTGTTTCCAAAAATTTCAAGAGGTTCAAATGGGGTATAGTCATTTTTAGTAAAACCATGGCTCGGACACGCCTTTGCCTTGGACGCAAGCAAAGCTGCAAACTTGTCTTCGATGAGCAACTTTTGCTCTTCTGTCATCCAGGAAATGTCCATCAGAAAGAAACCTTTTTAGCGATAGCGACCAAGCGCTTGTCATTAGACATAGTGATTCTGGCTGTGGTCCAGATACCGCCATTCTTTTCTTTCAAGAGAACTGTGCAGTTCGGACCTTCTTCAAGAATGACATTATTTGAAACTCGGATCGGTTCAGAGCCAGCAGAAACGATAGCGAACAGAGATCCGGCGGTCATTTTTTTGGTTTTCATGCTTTTGTTCCTCTGGTTGGTGTTTGGTTTTGGTATACATCAAATATAAAGGCTGGATCGACAAATGTCAAATCCAGCCTTTCAGAAATGCGAAAGATAACGCAGTTTAATCGCTTTCTACCGCCACAAAATAAACCAGGGTGGGGATATCCTTGGAACGAAACTCAATAACTTTTTGAGAGACCCTAACTGAATAGTTTCCTGGGAGCATCTTCAACAGGGAAACTGATACCCCTAGAGAAGACCCGGAAGACCCGTGGAGACTCTCAGGAATGAGGTGGTAGTCAGATCCGGTTTTGTTCTTTTTGTTGAAAACCGTCAGTCGTTTTTCGCTGATCGATAGATCAGGGAGCTGCATCACCGAAGAAGCCTTGATTACCTGCGCCAGCTGTTCAGAAGCCAGGTCAAATGATACCAAAAGATCGGAATCCTTAACTGAAAGATCGATGTCAGGAGCCGATTGAATAGCTGCCGGGCTGCTGTACACATACTTAACAACAGTCTTCCCAGATCGCAAGGAAACGGCATTGTTTCCGTATTCAAGCTCAGGGTTATTCAGCAATGACAACACAGATAAAAACTCGCTCAGGCTATAGATCGCATGTTCAACCGGGAAAACATCATCAACAGTCACAGAAGCCAGGATATTCTTTTCACCAGAGACGGTTTCAAGTTTACTTCCTTTCTTGATCAAGATCGAGTTGTTAATGGTAGCAAAGTTCTTGAGGATATCGATTGTTTGTTTTTTCATTTCACGTTTCTCATTAGTTAAAGGGTGATAAGTTGGTATTATGCCATAAAACAGTAAAAAGTCAAATTTTTGATCTTCTCTCTTCTAATCTTTCTCCTTTTGTAAGCTCCATTAGACGTTGTCGGCGCCTAACAACTGTATTGTCAAATACAGACGGGTTGCAGTTTTTGAAAATATTTCTGAAAGTGATTTTTTTGGGGCGAATGTTGGCTATTGAATAACCAAAGTATTTTCCACCGTCCGTACTCAAATTCAAGATCGGGTGACCGGTATCCCAAATCTCAAAAGGAGCCCTGGAAACAAGAATTGAGTTTTTAAGAATCTTTTCAACGACACAGTAAACGCCCCAATAGTTGGTTGGGCTATTAAATCCTCCTGTCCACCCTTTTGTATTTTCGATGTAAATGAGATGATCGCCAACAAGAATTTGATCTGGTGTTGTCAATGTAATCATACCATCGCAGTCGATCCCATTTTTCACATCCTCAGAAAAAAGCATGTAGTCAAGTGTCAACATTTCAGCCATAGTCACTGTCCAACTTATATCTTCTGGAGTCATCATATCAAAAATACCAAATAATGAAAGTTCTTTTTTGCGATTACATACGACGATTTTCTTCTTTTTCGCGCGGTGTTCTGGAAGCAATTTCACTCAGCTGCAGATGTCGTAGATATGAAAGAGCTTTCACGTCGTTTCTATACCAGCCAGCCAAGGTGTTGTTAACTTTGTCTATGCAGTGGACCTCAATTATCTTTCTGAACTCCGGCGTATTTTTGTCATGGACTTCTACCATAAAAAGACCGGTCACATTCGTAAGATAATAGTTTGCTTGGAGTTTTCTTGTAGGTTTTTTCATCAGGTAGTCGCTTTCTTTTTTTGCAAGCATAAGGAAGCGGCTAACGTAAACATGTCCAAAATCTTCAACTTCATTAAAAAGTTGTTCAGCGATAAAGTCGATCATCAGAGACCACATTCTTTCATTCATTTCTGTGCTCGCTTGAACTTGCTGAAGCCACGACGGTCCTTGACAACTTCAATCTGGCTACGTGCCGCATCCCCAATTTTTTCGGGGCTATGGGAAACGATGAAGACATTGACATTATCAAGCGATCCCAGGACCTGTGAAAGTGCTGCTGTACCGGCGCTATCCATCGAGGCATCTACCACCTCATCAAACACAAGCAGGTTTGTATGTAAGATCCCCTGCAACCTTGCCATTTCACGCCATGCCATCAGAACAGCCAGGTCGATCCTTAGTTTTTCTCCTTCGCTGTACGAATGATATCCGAGCTCTTCAAAACCACGTGCCTTGATAGTTTCATCAAAGTTTTGGTCCAGGGTAAACTTACCAAAAAATCCCAACTTTGAAAGGTGATGATTAATTGCCTGGTTAATCATCGGAACAAACTTTTTAACAAGAACTGACTTGACACCAGAATCACCAAGCATGTTTTTCATGGCTGTTAGATACTTCGTCTCCTCCGTTACCATGTCCAATTCCACCTTGGCTTCCTGTTCATCACGGACCAGCCTTTCAAGGTCGGCACACAAAATATCGACTGATGCTGTCTTTGGTTCCTTAATCTGTCCTTTTTTACCGATGATGACTTTGATCATCGCCAGACGATCGGAGATAAGAGTTTCCAGGCGCTGAATTTCTTTAATGGCTTCTTTGTGTGTTTCGATTGCCGGCTTAATCGCTTCCAGCTTTTCATTCATGATTTCGATCTTCTTGGAGATACCAGTCTTGGCTTCTTCAAGTTCTGATTTACTTTTTGTCAGCTGTTCAAGGCGATTAGCACGCCTGGTTTCAGGTAGCTTCTGTCCACATGCATCACAGTTGATTGCATGTTCAATTGCCTGTATCATTTTTTTGTTATCGGCAAGCCTTGCGTTTGCCTGTCCGATCATAAGCTTCGCCTTTTGGATCTTATTTTCAATTTCAAAGGACTTGTTTATAGAGTCATAATCAAGGCGAGACTCGGCTTCTGTCTTTTGCTTGACAAGATCTCTACCCTGTCGCCTGACTTCTTTAATCTCAGCTTCAAGGCGTTCAATCTCATGTTGATAGATATCTGCTGTTGTCGTCTTGGCAACTTCAATATCACGCGTCTTATGTTCGACATCACGCGCTGCCAGAGCATGCCTAAGTTTGCAATTGGCAACTTGCTCTCTGTTTGCAGAAAGCTTTGATGTTAAAACCTTATTCATGACCGTGAAAACATCGAGATTGAGCACAGTCTCGACAAAGAGTCGGCGATCGACTGGCTTCATCGTCATGAAAGGCGTGTGAACAGACTTACCAACTACAACCAGCTGTGTAAAAACCTCATAGGTACAACGCAAGATTCTGCGATCGATGATAGTTTGATAGTCCCGGCTGTTTCCTGGCTGGTTGAGAAGATCCCCGTTTTCATAGATTTCAAAAACGTCCGGCTTAATACCGCGACGAATTAAATATTGGGTTTTCTTTCCGCCGTCTTCTGTTGTGAACTCAATCTCAACCAAAGTCTGCCTATTATTCTTGCTATTCAATAGTTCAGCTTTCTTGATCTTTCTGTATGGTTTGCCGTAGAGACCAAACACAAGAGCCTCTAGGATAGTAGACTTTCCGGCACCATTTTCACCAGTAATCAATGTACTCGGAGACTTTGTGAGATTGAGTTCAGTAAATTGGTCACCGTATGAAAGAAAGTTCTTCCAGCGCAACATTTTAAATGTAATTTTCATTCATCGCCTTCTTCATTGGGGCTCATTGTCAACGCCTCTTCATAAAGATCCATGAAAAGACCAGTCATTTTTTTCTTGTCCAGGGCACTACCTTCCTGAATTGTGTCTTCGATATACTTTTGAATGACCTGCGCCATGTCTGCATTGTCAAATGTATCACCCGCCTTGAGTTTGTCAAAGTGACTCATGTCCTCAGAGACTTCTTCAAGTACAACCTGATAGGCGTGCTTGGTAAGCTCTTCAAGGAATAAGTGTATCCGGTTCTGTACACCAGGAGCCGGGAACTGATCAACATAGACGCGCACATGTTTATTTTCAAATTGAGAATAATCAAACTCTAGAACTTCGGTCGCCTCATTGAACCAAAACTTCTCATAAAGATCGAACTTGTTTCTGATGAACTCAAACGTTCTGGTATCGATGTCGAAAATACGGAAGCCTTTTTCTAGACCGTAGTCGCCCCAATTGGTCTGGAAAGGGTTGGATGGATAGAAGATGCGCCCATCATCAGAGGCGACATGGAAGTGCCCAGAGATCACACGCTCAAAACGAGAGAATAGCGCCTTATCAAAGCCGTGCTCACAGACCTGTCCCTTGGTCATTTGAAATGACTTGATTTCAAAGTGTCCACAAAGAATTGGAGCCTGGACATTTGACATCCACTCCATACTGTCATTCAGGTTTTCGTTGTTGATCCAGGAGATGAAGCCCACATCGGTGCCGTCGAAGTTCAGGACCTCATGTGTCTTGACAACATGAACATTTGGGTAGATGGCGCCCAGCAGGTCAATGGTGTTGACCTCGTTCGTGTTCTTGAAATAGACGTCATGGTTGCCATAGATGATGACAACTTTGATATTCCTCTTGGCGAGATGATCAAAAAAGTGTTCCCTGGCGTATGCAAGAGTTCTTGGGTTAAGATCCCGGCGATCATCAAACGTATCACCTAAAATCCAAACGGTATCAATTTGGCGTTCGTCAAGGGTGGGAAAGAACGTATCCCGGAAGAACTCAACATAACGATCGAGAAAAAACTCGCTGTTGTTTCTGACACCCCAATGGATATCGTTGATAATGGCGACCTTCATCTTTAGGACCCCGCCTTTCCGTTATGGAAGAAGTCTGACACCTCATCAATCTTGATATCATAAACAGTGGTGTCGCCCTGGATGACCGAGTAGGATGGTGCATTAGTTGGGTCGAACGCCATGGTCAACTTTCTTTCGTTTTCCTGCTTTTCCTTTTGGATTCTTCCGGTAAAAGCCCAATTGGCGATTTTTGTAAAGTATCCAAAAGCATTACTGTAGTTGATTGAGTTGAACTTGCGAACACCGCGAACACAGTCGGTCACGGCATCATCAACCATCTCGTCACGCCAGGTATAACCAGACCAGTTTGGCTTTTGTGAAAAGTTTTCGCAAATTTGAAGGATACTCAACCCGATGATATCAGGAATTCTTGGTTCATTCGAGATCGCATTTGCCTGACGGGCTGCAGCAACAGCTTTTTCAAAAGAGTTCCCATCCTTCTTCTCAGGATAATAATGCAACAGGGTATCTTCATTCTGAACCGCCCAGTCGTTGGCTTCTTGTTGCCACTTAAAAATATATTCAAATAACTCTTGATTATCTACATAATCAATGGCATTTGTACCCTTTCTATTCTTACGAGGTTTCTTTGTCTGTTCTTGTTCAATCTCAGGGAGATCCTCAAAGTCCTGGTCAATCATTAGTGTTTTGTCCTTTTATCTGCTAGGTTAAGGATATTTTCAACAACCCCAAAATCATAGGTAGCCATGTCCATCTTTTTAAGAATCGTTGATGTTCCACCGGATGTCTTTAACACTTCCCTTTGTATCATGCTTTTCACTTTTTCTTCATAAAGAACAAACATGGCATGACTAGACGCTGATATTGAAACCACACTCGAAATATTGAATGTCCGGGTCGTTCCAGTATATCCATGGAAATACGGGTGAAAGAAAGCACTGTTCACGTCCGATGTATCGACACTCTGTAGTTGCAAAGGCATATAACAAATAAGAAATCTATCATCCAAACCAAGAAGATAACCGACAAAAACACGATTGTCAAGTAGCTCCATAACGATAAGATCCTTTTCTGTCAAGTCAGAGACCTTACGCAAGGGATTTTTATCATTCATTTTTTAGACACCACGTCCAAGTCGCAAAAGATACCGGTTGAGAGCCTCAAGGTTCTCAAAAACATAGGTACGTCCTGTCTTGATTGGGACCAGGGCGCATGAAGGGTTTAGATTAGATCCAACGTGAAGCCGAAGCTCAAAACCGTTCTCTTTCGCAATGTCGCGAATTTTGTCGGCATAGTTGGTTTCAAGGTATGTGCTGTATTCGGTGTTCATAATAAAAGCTCCTAGTGGATAGAACCACAATAGGAGCTTTTTATCATTTAGTCAACAGATGTTAGTCGTTTTCTGTGTTCCGGTTCGCTTTTTTCAAGTTGGCTTCTTCGTTTTTGAACTTCTGATATGCCTGGCGCAACTTGATATCGTATTTATTTTTGGCATATGCACGACCGTTGTATCGCATGGCAAAGCCAGCCCAGTCTTTAGCATTCATATATCGCACAAGACCGGTGTTTTTTATGTAGTTGACAAAAGCATTGAGCTGGGCTTGTTCGCTGTGATACATAGCATTGATGAAAGATTGAAGATCATCAAAGCCGGCAAGTTTGTAATTGAACCCCATGATCTGGAAACGACCCCATGATGTAGACCGAAGAGCGGCTTCCTCGTCAAGGATGGCGGCAGCCTGAAGTCTTGCGTGTTCGACAATACCACCTTTATATCCACCAGAAACGGGATTTGAGATGTTCACATTTTCAGGTTTAGAGAACCTGCCACCAGTAGCATTATGAAACTGGTGGCGCTCAAACAGAATAACCGGCTCTCCCGTCTCAGGATAGAAACCAGTTCCACGACTTTCGATGGCGTCAACCGCGAGAATTGCCGCCACATCACAACCAAGAATGGCTGCCGCCTGGACAAAGTCCTCGTATTGTAGTTTTTGCTTACTCATTTTTTTTATTTAGACCCAAAGCAGGAGGCATATTCAACTCGATGATTTTGTAGTCAAAACCTTCGGCGTCATAGAGTTTCAGGCGCTCGATCCCGTGGTTCAAGGCTGCATTTGACTTCCTGTGCTTGCCACGTGAATTGGCGGAAAGATCATCGATTATATCAATCAGCTTGGCACCCTCTTTGCCTGCCGCGGTTCGCAAGGCGCGTCCAATAGACTGCAGAACTCGGACCTTGGCTTTGTATGGGTGGGCAAAAATCAGGTTGTGGAGGTTTTTGATTGAAATTCCGACAGAGGTTGTGCCATAGGACGCCAACAGAATAGCATTATTTTCTTTTTCCAACACCTTTCGAATGGTTTCACGATCCTCGACATCCGTCTTTCCGGCGATATAATACACTTTTTTCCCATATGCCTCGGCACCCTTCACCAAATCTTCATACAACCCGGCACCGTGCTTTTCAATGTAGTTGAACAACATCAGGGTGTTTCCCTGGCTAGTCAATGCCAACTTGGTCAGCATTTTGTTTCGACGGGGATGGGATACCAGGAAATTGATCTCGCCCTGGTAATCCAGGTGCTTGGCAAGCTGGCGCTCCTCCTGACTATATTGGAGACGTAGAACATCGATCTTCAATGGCGCCAGGACGCCCAGCTCCATGAGCTCCTTGGAGCTGGCAACCTCGACAATGCGACCAAAGCGCGCCTGCATTTCCAGGGTATGGATTACGGTACCTTCAAGTGTTCCAGTCATTCCCATGCGAAACGGTGTGTGAGGCATGGCGTCAGAAATTTTGGTGATCGATTTGCTGTCCGCGCCGTGTGCCTCGTCAACGATCAGGGCACCGAAACGACGAAACCAGGCTGGAGGCATTTTGACAGCGGTCTGCCAGGTGGATACCCAAATGCGCTTGTTGCTATCCCGGTCCTGTCCACCGTACAAGAGGTGTACATGATCTTCGGCATCCCAACCAGGAACCTGGTAGTCCTTGAAGTCGCTTTTAAGCTGTTCGGTCAAAGAAATTGAAGGGACCAGAACCAGAATGTCGCCATCCATGTTTTCCAACAGGTATCGGCAGACGCCATAGCATACCATGGACTTACCTCCACCGGTCGCCAGACGAACCAGGGAAAAGTTGAAACGCAGAGCCTGGGAGATTGCCCGCTCCTGATGTTCCCGAAGGGGGAGGCGGCAATACTGGTCCCATTTATCCAACCAGGATGGGTCCCACTTAATCTGAGGTTTGACCCTTTCGATATCTTGGACGTCGATCGTATAACCGTTGTCATCAGCCCAGTCTTTTAGTCGGGGCAACAGTCCCTTGGGTAGTTCCTTTGTACGCCCATCATACATGGACACACGCCCGTCCCAGCGCCCGGTTTTGTAGGCGGGCATGAACTTGTAGCCCTGAACAAAGAGCGAAAATTCATCAAAAATCTCACGGGAAATCGCGGGTGTCGTTTCCAGACGGACCTTGATCTGGGTGCTGGGTCGAACGATTACATCAGACATTACGAACCAACCCCTACCAAGAACTTCTGGAAATCTATTGCGTTCTTGATCATAAAGTTTCTGTTGTGAAGTAGTTTCATAAAGTCTTCGATCATCCTGATCTTTTGTTTTTGGATCTGTCTCTTGGCTTCAAACGAAGCAAGTTCTTTATCACTTGACAGATAAAGATCCAGATCTGACCGAAGAATTTTAAGGTCTAATGGTTCATTTACATAGGTTTCGGTGGGAGCCTTTCCTAGATAATACTCTGCCCGTTCTCTCTTCTTTTCAGAAGCGGCTAATTCGACACCATGCAGAGCCTTGATCTCTTCAAACAAGATTCGTTGCCATTTGGCATGGATCCTTGGTATCTTAAGACTTTCCATCGTTAGATCAGAGTCATCAATGACTGAATCCTCCTCGATCGCCTTTAAAATTTCATCAGATTTCATAATAAAAAAGTTCTCGTTATGGGTCTATGCGCACAACATCATAATAGGCATAAGAAAAAGAGCAAGTGCAAATTACCGGCGTTTCGTCCGTCGATGTACTATCAAGAGGTATCCCTCCAATCATCATTGGAAAAGCTGAATAGAAACGAACCGCGAGACCTGTGTTATTCGTTGATGTTGTCAAGTGAAGTGTAATATCACGAAGATCGGAAGGCATCGTATCTTGACTAACAGCCAACTTGTGCATCCAGAGCCGCAGTTCACTATGGTTCTGGTAATCCTCAGAAACGATGAAGTCCATGTTCAAAGGGTCATATTGAACTTTGTTGTCTGGTAGGTTCAGCTGATTGTTTCTATACGGTGAAGGAATAGACCCGATGTTCAGACTTGGAAGCTCGGCACGCTGAATGAAATAGTTGAGCGAACTTGTGCCAGGGACTTCCAATCGAAAAGATGATTGTAGGGCTGGATTGTATGTAGTCATAGGTTTATTTAAGTTGTTATCAAGGTTTATTCAACAATACCGAAAGCATACCCAAGCTCGCGCGCGCGATCAGCCGCAAATGAGGCGCACCAGGCATCATTTTTTACAACAGGTTCCTGCATGGTCATCGCCTTGACATATCCAGTTGCTGCCGAGTAGGCGACATTACTACCACAACTTTCAAATGGGGATATGTCAAGGTGGATCTCGTAGTCATACTCCAGCAGGGTATCTTTAAGGCGCTCCCACAGATCACAAACCATCCGCGCCTCGGTCATCATGCGGTTGAAAGGTCGGTAAGCCTTTTGGTCAATGTCCTTTTCGCGGTGGATCTCTGCCATCAAATGACATCCATGACGCCCGTTCAGGTGAATAACAACTGCCAGGATGTAGTCGGCGTAATAGACGCCATTGATTTTGGTGCGCTCACTGTCGCAACCCAAGTAAACCTTGGTTCCTTCGCCGCATTGGCTCATGTACTCACGAAACTTTTCAGGACAAATCCTGCTAAACTGCTCATTTCTCATTTAACATTTCCATAATCATGTCAGAAACAATATTGTGAATGGGGATGTTAACTTCGCCTATTTTTCATTCCCCGATGTTTCCATGTTTCTTTTGTATAGTCATATGCGCCATCCGTTCTTTTTTTAACTGAAGGATTGTTTTGTATATGAGCTGTAAAAGTAAAATCGACGCTTTCAATCGGCTTTATATGCTTGGAAAATACATCAACCTGGATATTTCCACCACTCATTGTATTTGCTGTATTTTCCATGTTCTTAATGTTTCCGTATTTATTCATCTTTTTTAGGATACAGGAAAAACACCGTATGTCAACAACAAAAAGCCCAGGGGTTTCCTGGGCTCTCTGCTTTTCTTGAACAACCCCGATCTATTACAGACCGGTGACCTTAACCTTGCGGTAGTAAGGGTTGTTATTTGCGCCAGCTGCTGCGAACGGGTTACGCGTGATCGCGTAGCGAGTCTGGTAGCCGATGACCTTACCCATCGTATTTGGGTTCACCGCATCAAAGCGCTCAACCGGGGTGTAAGGGCAGTAGTACAGACCTGCGTCATACTGCGAGGCGCCGCGGTAGCCAACGACAAAGCCGTCAGTTTCCAGGAACGGATCGATGTAGACCTTGAAGCGACCCATCTTACCAGCGTAGGTAGCACCAGCCATATCAACGTCGATGTCGGTGTTGCCAGCCAGGACAGCGGAATAGTCGAGGTGACCAGAAACTTCCAGAGCGGTTGCAACACCAGCCGAACAGATAACGATGTTACCCTTACCACGGCGGGTTTCGAGCATGATCTTGTTTGCTTCGGTTTCGATAGCAAAACGCAGACCCTTCACACGCTCACCCAGCCAACGTCCGTCACCATCAGCCAGCAAGTCAAAAGTACCAGGGGTGGTGGTGTTAGTAGCGCCAACCTTGGCGAATGTGTAGATCGAACGGACAGCCTCGCGGTTGCTTTCGGCGATCAGCTCAGAAACCAACAGGGAGCTGAATTCTGCCTCAGCCGACAAGTTGTGGACATTGCGCATGTCCTTCTCAAGCTCACGAGAGAACTCAGAGCGGAGCTTACGGGTCCTTGCGGTAACAGTCAGCTTCTCGATAGCCAAGCCAGCTTCAGCCCAAGTTGCGGTTTCGCTTGTACCACGGTCAAGACCAGGAACAACGTTGAAACCGACATCCCAAGGAGAGGTACCAGCCTGAACGGGAGAAGCGGCGCCGCCGAAGTTGCCATCAGCTTCATCGAACAAAATTTCGTCGCTAGCAGCCGGTGTGGTTGTGGTCGAAGCACCCTTCGTCGCGCGTGCGGCAAAGATGATACCAGTCGGACCGGTCATGACCTGTGTACCCATCACATCGAAGGCAACCAGGCGGGGTGCCATACGACGAACGAGTGAGATCAACACGGGGTCGAAGTTATCGACACCAGCGGTTGTTTGCGTTTCGTTCAACATCGCGGATTCCTTCGCGGTGTTTTCGATAAGCTGTGAAATTGCGTTTACACGATTGCTAGGGATCTTCTCCGCACCTTCATGATTGAGGACGGAATCCCACTTCTCGGTAAGAGTGATTGGGTTTGACATTTTCGTTTTTCCTTTGTTTTGGAAGGGTTGGAGATTTGGTTCTCTTGCTTATTTACAAACGGCGAATTTCTGCTTCTTATTTCCTGGAAAGCAGATTCAACACCTCATTGATCCTGGTATTTTGAATCTTGTTTTCCTCCTTCAAAACAACAGGAGCAGCAACCTGCAGTTCAGAAGCTTTTACTTGTTCAACAATCATCTTTACCACTTCATCATATTCTTCAATGGTAGAATATTCGACGCTTTCAAGCATTGTTTCAACCTTTTCTTTCTGAGTTTCAGCCAAGCCGTTCATAGACTCGGACAGGATGGCAGAACACTGAGCAGCCAAAAGGGAACTTTCAAGATCATGGATCTTTGAGTTGGCTTCATTGATTTTGGTTGTTGCCTCTTTAAGCTTTGCATTTGCTTCATCAAGGGCAACATTTTCGTTCAGCTGAAAGCCGTTTGTTTCAAAGGCACCACGAATAGCATTGAATGCCTTTTCCATGCGATTGAAACGATCGGCGGTGATGAATTGGTCACGAGACTCGGTAAGAAAACGTTCGGTCGCTTCTTTTACGGCAAATTCAAAGCGCTCGTTCATTTCTTCCTTGGCTTTTTCAACAGCCTGGTCAGCCTTTGCAATGATGGCTTCCTTTTCCTCTTTTACTGAACAGACTTCCTGCATCACCCTTTCAAGTTCCGCAACCTTTTCAGCAATAACTGTTTCCTTTTCAGCAATAACTGTTTCCTTTTCGGCAACTGCATTTTGAATGGCTTTCTCAATCAAAGAAACCAATGCAACAGCGGTATTTTCTGAAATGGTATCTTCGCCAAGCAAAGATTTGATTTGATCGTTCAACATGAGAAATAGCTCCTGTATACTTGTTTTATTTAGTGAATGACTTGCCGGACAAAATTTCTTCGAATATTTTCAACAACTTCTCTTCGTTAAGACGTTTTGCCTTGGCTTCTTTGTTAATATGGGTTTTTGCTTCTTCCAATGTTCTTTCAACCAGGAGTCCATTCTCCCAGATCCATTCTTTACCTTCCATCAAGTTTTGAACAAAGGCGTCGGGGGCAGAAGGGTCGGATACGACATCCGCGGCAGCAATCAGATGGAAGTTTGGTTGGACAACGTTTACCGATCCATTACACAACTTCACAGAACCAGTGGCGCGCGAAGAAACTCCCATCTGTACGCCATCATCCATCAAACCGGCAACGATTTTACCCATCGGTGTTCCGGTGGTAACCAAAGCCTTACCAATCCAGTTATCCCCATCCTCGCGCAGCTCGTTGATCTTGATACAAGCGCGCTCGTAGTTGATTTCCGGGTTGTCTTTCGGATGGTTTAGCTCACCAACGGCACGGTTAGTTTGAACCATTTCTTTGATATAGCGTTCAACTTCGCGCTGGACAATTGGTTTTGGATAGATACGATTGTTACGATTTTTTACGTTCGCCTGCATAAAAACGCCCTGGATATAGTGACGTTTCTTTTTGCCTTCTACCTCAACTTTGCTTTCAGCATCAAACTGTTCTGTAAGAATAATCATTGTGAAAGCCCCAACATCTTGCGGAAGCGTTTTGCTTTGCGGGTCTTACGCAAAACGCGGACCTTGTAGGCATTACCCGCAGCACGCTTGGTCAGGACAGCCCGGCGAAGACGCTTACGCATTTTTGCAATTTCGGCACCACCGATCTTGATACAGGCGCGCTTGTTGGAGTCCCACTTGAAGCCGCGCTGGCACTTCATCTTGATGCGCTTTTTGCCCTTGAAGTTGATCTTGATCTTGCGGACAACCTCGTCCAGGGCGCCCATCTCGCCGTCTTCGTCAACATCAACCTCATAACCCTCATATTCAACAAGGGAAGGGTCAAGGTAGATCGAGAAGCAGAAGGTCCAACCTTGATCATTAACAATCGAAGACAGATCAATGTCGTGTGTTTCTAATGGAACCGCTATCTTGGTTTAGTATGACCAGCCTCGATATCGTACGCATAGACGTCTTCACGATCTTCCAACCAGTCAGCAAATTGCTGGACAGCGCTCTTGTTGTGAAGATCGATCATCAGAAGACCTTCACTGTATCCGACACTGTCAAAGGTTCCGCCCAGGGCGCGTCCGGCAGCAATGATTTCGGATACCGCCGCGGCTTCTAGGTCATCATCCATATTTTCAAACAAAACTCCGCGAGAGAGCGCTTCCAAGGTCTCGATATTTTTGGTTGCCTCTTCGATTTCCTCTATATCTTCGTCGTCCAGTTCTAACAAGGCAGACCGGGCTTCGTTCAGCTGGGTCTGGGTGTCCTGGGTTGATGTTTCCAGACTCTCATTAAGGGTGTCAAAAAACGTCATTGACAGGCGCTCGAAAATGCTGTCGACCGCCGCATCCAAGTTCCCATTAAAAACCAAATCGGAAACGCTGGGTGGCTCGGCGAGGATCTTGGACTCTTCCAGAATGATAGCCTCAAATTCCTCAACCAGAAAATCAGGCACGCACAGGTAAATTTGTTCCGCTCCCTCTTCAAGGGAACCGACAAAACGCTCAACATCCTCCTTTAGCGCATTCAGCTTTTTAGTGAAAATGCCACCGGCAGGGGATGGGCTGGTGCGGGACACTGTAAGACTTCTACCTTTAAATCCTGGGATGAGATCGGAAACGGGAGCCTTGGTATCATTGGTCTTTTTGGTTTGATCAACCGAATCAACGACAAAAAAGTTCTGGCGTACGCCATTGTACACCGCCAGAATATCGCCCTTTTTTGGCGCAGGCTCATTATCAAACGTTACAACGGCATAGGCACTATTACGAACGCCGCTTGACTTGAGTAACCCAGTAGTAGAGTTTTCTTCGTATGTTTTAATGGAGACAACCGAAACAGTTTTCGACTGTGAAACGCCCTTACTCCCCTTGAAGGTGGAGAAATAGGCTTCAAAAAGCGCGTCATTATTCATTTGGTTCCTCATCGTTGGTTGGGGTGCCGTCGGATTCCCTGGCTTTGCGATTAATTTCATCAATTTCTCGCTGTTCTTCAAGAGACTGACCGAATACTTTTTGGCGAACATCTTGTTCAGTTAGATATTTACCAATTAAAGGCTCCAGACGTCCAACCGTCTCAGCTTTATCAATTAATGATTGCATATCCTTCTGGTGCACAAACGCGTTATCTTCTAGATACTTCCAGGACATATGGCGTTTTATTTTTAACCAGTCATTTTCAGTAATGATCTTTCGAAGAATTAGATGTGTTTTAAAGATATCTTCAACCACCACAATAAACTGTGATCTGACTTCCTGAAGAAACTTCTGGAACCGATATTCTTCGCGGTCGATCGTCTGATTTGCTCCAAATTGGAATGTTGGGCGCTGGTCAGCGTTGAAACGTCCCTTGGGAACCCGCAGGGCGTCATAAAGCTTATCCCTGTAGTAGTTTACCTCTTCAAGCATGTCCTGGGTATTTTGACCGTCGATGGTCTGGATTTCTGTTGTCCGACCACCGGTCAGGCGTGGGATCCAATAGTCTTCAAGCATCGATGAAATGTTTGAAGAGGTGGCGATACTTCCTTTTGAACTGTCATATGTAATCTTGTTCTTTGAAGCGTGCCATGAGTTTCTTCATGTATTCGTCGCCCTTTTGTGGACTCATGCCTTGTAAGTCAACATAAAAGGCGTCGGCGCTGGGGAGCACGGACAATACGGAAAATGAGCATGCTGTCCTCGTAGCCATCGCGNAATTTATTAAAAGGTCCGATCGCCTTGTAAAGCCACCCCAAAACTATGTCTTTGTTTCGATCATATAATCCGCTGTTTGCATAGGCTATTGCTTCTGGTCTAATCTGTCGTCCGACCAAAGAATAACTGATATCGATTTCATTATAACCAGACATGCGCGAAAGATTTCTGTTAACCTTTCGCATATTCTTGGCATGAACATAAACTTCTTTTGTTGCAGAAGCATCATATGTTCCATCCGCTTCACGCTTTGACATAATCTTGACTTTTCTGATGTCAAGAGGATCGATCCAGATAATACGACGGATGCCAGCGGAAAGATTATTTTCTTCTACAACTTTATGAAGATAAATGCGTCCGTCTACATAAAAAAAGTCAGCGAGCTTCTTTCCCACACGCTCAAACTCACAAATTTGATAGATATTAGCAAACTCTTCTGCGATCTTTTTCTGGATTTTTTCAGAAATACCGTCTGGCGAATTATCGAATACAGGTTCAAAGGCGTATTTACCAGGCTCATCAAAAATAAACAACTCATTTCTGATTTCCTGAATAGCAAGGTCAACCTCAGATTCTGGGGCGATTGCCCTATATTTTTCAATGAGGTCCGCTTCATCATCAGGGATTGTAACCAACCCATGAGAAACTACCGATGAAATACCACCAAGGACACCGTCACTTATATTGCTTCCGTTATCTACAACTACGGAAGCATCACCAAGGGTGGACATGTCGATGTCAAACGCCTTTTGGACGCCTTCTTCTTTCTTTTTTCCACCGATATTAAACCCAAAAATTTGCATGGTTTCACCATAGTTTTGTCTTCAATATTTAGAACCACAAAAAGAAAGACCCCAGGCGGCATCCCCAGGGTCTTATCTTTATAGGATCATATTACCGATCGGTTGTGTCAGCATACCAACCATTGATCGCAAATGTTACCTGCTGTTCCATGACCATATCATTCTGATCATAACCCAACTGAACCTCGGAAACCATCGTCGGGAACATAGAGTCGATCTGATATGTGCGAATGACCCGGTCAGAGCGATCCATTGCAAAAACCTGTGCCGAAGCATATAGATTTGCCGGGTTAACGAAGTTCACATCAGCGACGTTAGTCCGGAAACCATTGATGAGGTTATGCCAGGTTTCAAAACTTTTACGAGCAAGAAAGTCATTATCGATCAAGATGGTAGCTTGCCAGTCATCCCAAACTTTATCTCCTGGGACTTTTAGCTGGCGACCTTTATATGGGACATCAATGACACCTAGATTCGTTGATGGGATGGTTGCAGCCTTACAAGTATATTGAATTTTCTTACCTGCATCAATGGCAANTGGAACCGCTGCAGGAAAAGTCAAAATAACTTCATAGCGGTTTGGTCTGGCGCCACCGCCCTGGAAATTGGCAAGAAAATCATTGATTGAAGCAGTCATAGGTAGTTCCTTTGTTTGGAAATCGGGGCGCCCCAGGACTGAACCAAGGCACGTGCGCTCTTTGATATTTAGGAAACGCAAAAAAGAAACCCCCCGATATTTCAGGGGGTATCTTTTNCTAAAACTTGATTTTAGAATGAACCAGCAACCTCGGTAAATTCAACATCACGTCCGATTGCCACAAAGTTCAACTCGACCCACTGAATCGTAATACTGTGNTTNGATATAGATATCTCCGATGAACTTACCAGCCTGGATTGTGGTGGCTGTGTTATTGGTTGTATCACAAACAACACGGAAATCATCCATACCGCGACGACCCTTGACTTCACGCAAATAAGGCTCAACCAGGTTCAAAAATGCCGCGCGCGTATAGGCATCGTTGAACTGGAACAGAGCGGAACGTGCAGACTTCGAGATAGACTTGCGCAACACGATGAAAAGACGACGGGTACCGATGAACGAGAACGCGGAGTTCTTGCCCTGCAACGTACGGTCTCCGTACAAAATGTATCCGGAATCCGTGAATTTGACAATCGGATTGATACCAACCTTATAAATTGCATCGCGTTGGGTTTTGTTAGGGGAGAATGCCAGGCTGGTGACGTTTTTCAGATTACCACGAGAGAAGCCGGCTGGGCTCCACCATGGATCGTTAGTGTTATCAACACGGGCACACAGACCAGCAATATCGGCATTCAGCGGGATCCAGCGATACTTATCGTTGTAGACGTCATATTGGAGTTTCCAGCCTGAGTCCATGACCGCATAAGAAGATGTGCGGGCAACCGAGGCATGATCAGCCAGAATTGCCGTGACCGCTGCCGAACCGGAGACGTTAAGAACAGAAGCCAATTTCGGAGAGAAGAATACCAGGCAATCCTTGCGCTCTTCGGCGATATTGTCAATGGCATGCTGGATAACGGCAGCATAGTTTGTGGCACCACCACAATCGCCAAGGAAGATCAAAGAAACATCAACCTCTTCGGAATTTTCCATTAAGTTCAAGCCGGCAATCACATTCGCTGAAGAAAGTGTGGCGGTATTAGCACCACCGGACAAGGAAAATGTGGTGCCACCAGTAGCAATGAACGCAAACTCGGTAGGAACACCGTTAGGAGACAGAACAGAGCCCCAGGCACCAGTTGGCTGACCAACATCGCTATCAAGGTCAGCGCCACTCAAAGGGTTTGGAGCCCAGACATACTGGGAAGAACGGTTGAGTACGGAGACATAGTAGTTTGGCTGGTTGTTCAGATCCTTGGCATCAGAAGCCTTGGAAAGGAAAGAATAGCGTTCGAGGACGCTACCAGCAGCGCCGGTGAACAATCCAAGGGCATCGATAACCAGGATATGAACCTCGTCATTTTCAGCACCAACAGCCGCAGCCACATCGGAAGTACCAGGAGCCGAATCAAACAAGGTCTTGTATTTTTCGTCCCAGGCTGCCCAAGTTGCGCTATCAACAATCTCAACCGAGATGCTGTTACCCAAAGAACCGGCGTAGCGCGCGATGAAACGCTGCGTCGAAAGTGAGGTACGGATAGCCTCAAAATTGGTGTCGTTTTTTACTAGAACACCGGTTCCGGTATCGGTCGCATTCTTCGCGTTCTCATCAACCACACGAACAACGCGCAGGTCGCCAGTGTAGGAAAGGAAGTTGAAAGCAGAGAACCAGTCAACATAGTTGGAATCTGTTGGTTTCTGGAAAGTTGACAGAAGTTCGGTACCATTTGAAAGCTGGACCAGCTTTTCAACAGGTCCCCATGTGAAGTTTCCGACAAAGGCGCCGCCGGAGGCACCAACAGCCGGAACTGAATTAGTAAGGTCAATTTCTCTGGTGTATACACCAGGGGACAGTTGGTTTGCCATTTTTTTACTCCTTGGAGAGGCTCGGAAATTTGTACGTTTAAGATTTTCGCGATTTTAGGTCACGATTGTCTCCAATATTTAGATAACAGGCGCTTCTAGTTTTTTATGACACCAGACCCGCAATAACATCAAAATTAACATCTGACTCGGTACCATCATCAAACCAAATAGAACCAAGCAACTGATCCTCATTATTTTTTTCTATAATTTCACGTCTGGTGTCATGGTTCGTAAGATCCTGGAAGTATGTTTGTGTCGTGAACCATGAAAAAGAGACCATGGTCATAACAATATCGTCATGCTTACCCTTTTCAGCAGCCCAGGAGTTTTTATTCTTTGCAAAAGTCTGAAGCTCTTCGATCGCATTTTTATCATAAACAATCAAAAGTTTACTTTCAATGAGGTCTTTGAGTACAGAACACCCCTTCAATTTAACCTTCGATGTCATCTTCACACCAAGTATCGAGTCTCCGGCTGCCCGGATCTCAGAATTTCCATCTTCCATAACAGTTCGCAAACAGTTGTCATAATCATAGTCATACCAGATTGAGGTTGCTGTGGTATTCCCCATCGAGTTATTTTCAACGATCACATAGGCATCGTTATACCGTTTTGCAATGCGCACAACAGCAGGAGCCAGGCGGATTGGGGTTGTGGTGTTATTTTGCCAGACCGCAACATGACGATAAGGAATTGTTGACACATCAAAAACTGATATTACACTTGAATCCTTTTCAACACCTTCGCTGACATCAACCGTCACAACATAAATTGAATTTTTTCTGGGTTTTTCGTAGATACGGCTGTTTTCATCGATTGCCTCGGGCGGAGTCTCCTTTAACTCTTTCAAACAATCGGGTGAAAGAAGGGTATCACTTGAGCCTTCAAAAATACAATCAAAACTCCTGGCGGAACTGTCGGATACCACTTCCTGGATCTGTGGCTTCCATGTTTGCGATCTGCGTTTCCTTCCACTTCTGATTGCGTTTTGGATGTACATCCCAGGTTGCTTTGAAAGGAACAAATTTCGACTTTTTGTCAACCGCGTCTTTCCAGAGACGGTAGAACATGTTCATACCGTTAGGAGTACTGGAAACAATCATTTTTGTTTTGCTACCTGACGAAATTGTAGGGTAGACAGAGGCATAGAACTTCTCGGCATTGTCAACAAATGCAAACTCATCCAAAGCAATATGAGTGATTGATTTACCACGGGCGGCGGATCCACGAGTTGAGGAAATGAAAACCTTGGATCCGTTTCCTAACTTAATTCTCTTGGTATTCCAGATTGAAACGCCAGGCTGCAGGAACCACGGCAGCCCCTCATACATCATCTGCAGGCGTTCAAGGGTGTCCTTTGCCTGTTCTTCTTTGTTTGCCAGGATGGCAATATTTTGATTCTTGGCGAAAATGGCACACCATAGAAGATAGCCAGCAATACAAACTGATTTCCCCATCTGACGAGCAGCCAGGATGACGGAAAATCGATTTTTGTGCATCGTGTTGATCATCTTACGCTGATAGGCGTAAGGTTTGAACTTGACAATGCCGTCATCAAGGCTTACGATCTGGCAGTAAGTAGATAAGAAGTAGAAAGGATCATTGAAGCACTTAAGGTACTCTTCATATTCCTCTTCGGTCACTTCTATCTCGACACCGCTTTTAAGCAAAGCCTGGTTTCCGAGATAACAAGATTCAATGCCATATTTTTCAACACTCATTATTATTCTTTTGCCTATTGACAAGGCACATTCATTTGTTATTATTTACAAAGAAAGGCTATTAAAGGCTTTCGATAGTTTGACAGACCTGTTTTTGATGGTCTGAAAAAGAAACAACCCCGAATCTATGTATTCGGTCATAGCCCACCCTGGCTAATCGTCGGACCCCGTGTCGCGCCGTGAGAAAAGTCGGGAACCATCGTAAAAGATGGCGTGCGTCTTTGTTTCTTTAAAAAGTCAGATCTTTATAGATTTGACAAGAGCCCCGCTCTGCTAGCACGGCAACGGGGGTGTCATCTGGACTTCATACCGGTTCAGATTGACTGGCGACCGCTCGTAAGAGCCAGGGCGCGATGTTTGGCATGACCGAGGTCCCTATGCCAGCCTTTTCAAACAAGGCAGTCGCGGAGTATGAACCTGAACTGAAAATGTCCTTTTTCCGTTCTTTAAAGGTTTCCATGGCAGGACAGCCAAAGTGCGCCTAAAAATCAAGTTAATATAAGATATTATATAAATGAAAATTGAGAAAAGGGCGCAAAGCGCCCGCGATCCGTAGGATCGCTTACTTAATGATCATTAAAAAAAGAATCTTATTTTGGTGTATTAAAAGGGCGTAGCCCAATATTTACACTAGAAAATAGATGATAGTTTTAACACATCAAAAAGAGTCGCCTACGGCGACGAGCCTTACGGCTCTGTTTTCAATTTTTATTCAATGAATATAAAAAGAGCTTTTTTATGTACACCTTAAGGAATCATTCCGCATCGATTTCATCAAAGTCTCCTTCAATAGTCTTTTCATCTAGAGCTTTCTTTTTAGCAAGAGCAGCTTCCAAAAGATCGGTTGACCTGACATAGATGTTCGTTTGAGAAATATTTTTTGGCGCTTCTGGTTTTTTCTGTTCCTCTGATTTCTTTTCCTGTCTTTTCTGGTTAACCTTTGGTTCATCAGAAAGTTCCACCAAGTCCCTATTGAGATCGGAAAGAGCCTTCAGAAAGTGAGCGGTAGCCTCGAACATTTTTGGATTTTCCGCTTCCCTGGCTACAGCCACAACAGTCGGAATCAGTGCAGCCCCTTGTATGATCGCGTTTTGGATGTTTGTCCTAGCAAACTCATAATCTTGGTTTCTATTCTTCTCACGAATAGCAACCATGTCATCTACATAGGTTTCTACATTTTCCGGAGCCTGTTCATTTTTAACAAGACTGTGGTCATTTATTCCAGTTGCCGTACCCAGAACCTCTGAAATTCGATCCTTTGCATTATGGTCCACCTGAATCGTCCTCCGGGTTTACTTCAATCGTTGTGATAATTGTGTGTGGATCATTGATATTTGCTTCAAATGGTTCGACTCGATCGGTAATTCTTTCATAGATTGAACTAAAGTCACCTGAACGCATGTTGATCAGAGCGACCTTGATCATTTCGGCATTTTGCATGACCTGATATAAATAGCCTTGGACAGTAAACTGCATTTCAACGACAATCGTTCTTTCCTGGTCATACGAACCTTCATATTCAACCTGATAAGAAATAGAGTTCAGAACGATGGTGACATTTGTTTCTAGATCAAGTTCTTCAACATCTTTTGTTGTGATTGTGAAACCTGGAGTAAAATAAGGTGCGATCTGTTCTACGATCTGATTGGCATCATTCATCCTGGTGGCGCCAATATAAACAGAAAATGAAAAATCCCATGGCATTCTTGACATGACAAAGTTTCCTTTGCCGTCTACAATCTTGCCAAGTTTATTAACTGATCTGTTTGGCGAGTAGTTCATACCCGTCAACTCCATTCCCATCCTTGGTAGAGTGAACGCCTTGGCATACTCTTGCATGTCAGAATTTTGGCGAAGTGAAGATATCCACTTTTCCTTTGCGGAATAAATTAATGGGATTTGTTGCTCTTCACCACGTCCATTGACGATCTTAATTTCATCCAAAATCGTCGCAAATGCCGCCGTATAATGACGGATCATATGATGGGTGTTAACCTGGCGTGCCATTAGAAATCACCAAAAGGGTTGTGTCTGTTGACAATAAACTGATCACCTTCCTGACGCGAAGCTGGATTGATACCAATATTAGGTTCTTCCTTATCTCCCATGGAAACCTGGTCGATATTCGGATTTCCGGTTTCAAACTTCTCTGCAGAATGGATATACGTTCTGACCGCAAGTTTATAGGCGGCATGCTTACCAAAACGCCAGTCTGGGGAATCAAACCAAACTTGGTTAATTTGCCAGAACGTATTGATAAAAGATCCGTAATAAGAATCGCGCCCGCTAATATCCCCGATAAAAATTAGGTCGCCTTCTCGTGGTCTGATAAATTCCTGGGGCATTATTTGCTCCCAACGCTTTTTAGCAACAATAAGGCTTGTGCGTTGTTCAATCTTATAATCAAACTTCGACATGATGTCCTGCTCGCCATCAAACTGGGCGCCGTCCATCATCAGAGCTTCGATTGTATAATATTTTGTAAACTTTGACATCGTTGGCTCAACGAAAATTTCGTCCACACCAATAACTTCCCTGGGGATATAGACAACATCAACCCCGTTCATCTGAATATTTTCTATAATCAGATCATCAAAAAGGTCCTGTTCGCCTGTATTTGTTGTATGTGAGAAGTAGGGATTAGTAGCCATATCTTTATTTACAAACAAAACAAAAGGCACCTTTTTGGCGCCCTCCGTTTTTTATCGGCTCTCTCGGACGCGCGCGATTTAACCCATGAAAGGCATCGGCATCTCCATCCAGACATCACGCAACTCTTCTTCCAATTTTTCAAGTTTAGAGTTTGCTTCCGAAATGATAGCGTCAGCATTAATGGTGACATTGCCCGGTAGCGTAGCCCCGGACATTTTCATTAGGTTTGTTCCCCACTGTCTTTGAATGAGGGCTGTTGAATATTCTTTAAGCCATTGTGAATTCCAGGCTTCTACCCAAACTTTAGGATCTGTTATAACATAAGCCAAAAGAACGAAAAATTGACCGACCGGAGGAATATTCTGACCGATCACGGAAATATAGCCGCGGTAACTATTGAACTCAAAAGGCTTCAAAATGCCTGATCCGGTCAGTTGCCCAACCGTATTAAGGTACGAAATTGATTGGGCAAAGTTTGCCATTCCGTTTGCAGATGAACTGCGAACATCCAGAACATCAGTCAAAAATGCCTGATACATGAGGTCATTGGATGTAATGCCACCAACACCAGCCCCAAGAACCTGAGAAACACCAGAAACTCCATCTGGAAGTGTAATATTTCCGGTTGTGCGCATTTCCTCTGTAATCTCAACCTTGACCGGAATCAATGTTGTGCCATCAGTATGAAACTCCCAGAACTTGTTTAGGGCGTCGTCAACACGGTCTTCAACCTGTTCATCGGCAACGTTTACCTGAATAACTGGATGTCCAAGAGCACGCAGGCAATATTGTTTGAACTCTTGGCGATTTGTGATACGAGGATTTCTCAGCATTTTTGAGCCTNATTCATTTTCAGTCTTGAAAATGCTAGGCGAGCCATACATTTTTCTATTTCAATATCTCGCAGAGCCTCTTTTAGACCATAAGCAACCTGTTCCCGGCAGTCATCGCAAGGCATCCCTTCCAGACATTTTGAGATAATCGAAGCGTTTTTATCGATTTTCCTGATATCTAAAGCTGCCTTTTTGGCTACATATTTATTTGACATTTTCTTGGTCCTTGATGTATTTCAGTACCTGATCAAGTTTATTTTCTAGGTCCTGGACTCTTTCGCGCAATCTGTTATTTTCTCTGGCTGCCTTTTGTCTTGCAACAGCCCTTTGCCATTCGTCGCCGTTTGTATTTACAATTGCGAACCCATCAACGCGCCGTAAGTCTGGGTGGTCCTTCACCTTGGCAATTTTCTTTGCGTTCATATCATGTCACCGCAATGGCGCGAAGAGCGCGGAAGATGGGTGGCTTGGCGCTGTTTTTGCTACGTCCTACCAACTTAACCTTGAATGCCGTAAATGGAATGGGATCAGAACCATCAAGCCAGCCTGTGACCAGTTCTGAACACTTGATCACATACTCAATGCGATCGGTCAGATCAACAGACTGATAGGACTTTGTGAGACCATCAACTTTCAACCATTCAACGCTATCGATGTCATTTGTTTCGTAAGGGGTAATTCTCTTGACATAAACATCGAAGTCAGCATCTTTATCCTTGTAAACATCGAAATATATCATCAAATCATTTGCTGGGTTTGCCAGGACAATCGGTCTTGTTACGTACTTGTAGCCTTCTGACCCCTGGAAACCACTTGTTTCATGGATAAGACGATCAGCCGCATTTGGTGAAACATTGTATGTAGCGGTTTCGATGGATTCAATGCGATTGGAAACGGTTGTGATCGAGAAGGAATCGATATTAATCATTGGCGACACATTCGCATTATTAGTCGACAATGTTGCTGTGACTTCTACCGATTTATCTGTTCCGAGTACTCTTACTTCATTATCCTTTGAAGCAATCTTGAAAGGTTGACCAAGGTAGCGATCGGAACCCGGTACGAAAATCAAAGGATCCATTTCGTTATAGTCATCACCAACAAATGCATCCTGGGCGCGTCCATGACCAATGCCACGCATAGCCCATGAAGAAGAACCACGGATATTTGTCCAGGCACCGGAAATATTGAACAGGTCATATTTTTCGCAGAAATCGAAAGCCTGTACATAGTTTCCGCCAAAGCGACCAGTCTGGGTTGCATTAGAAGCCAACTCGACAATCACGCTGTCTTGACTATCTACCTCAACAATGATATGTTGAGCATTGATATTAGACAAAGAAACACCAGCAATTCCTCCTGTTGAGAAGTTTGTCGCATAGCTATCCGCCTCAAATGTACCGAAGCACTCATTCAAGGTGATTGTTGTCGATTTCTTGCCTCCGAACTGCGAAGCCAAGTATGTATCACGAGTCGTTCGTGTTGTTGGGTCTGCTGTGAACTGTTGGTTTTCCAAGAATACGCCGATCAGGTTTTTAACCTTGATTTGATAAGAGCTGGCTCCTTCGTTGACAGTTTCGACTTCTTCAACAATGCCGGAACCGGTCACAGTATGGATAACCTGACCTGGTTGTGGTGGCAGGTTTTCCGTCCGCAGTGATTGGAATCCAGATATCATTAGATACCGTGATTTTGATTCTGTCATTGACAACAAATCCGTGGTCCTTCGCATGAATACGCATGCGGTTCGTTCCAGCCTGGAACTCGAGTCGGTATTTAGTTTCAAGGAACCAACGATCGCCTGGCTCATTTTCCATGACAAGTGTCATTGGGTTCATCGAGAATTTGGCTGTATAAAGGTTGTATTTGATCGTCTCAAACTGCTCCGCATTCCATGTCGAACCATTTAAAGAACGGAATGAAGGCATGCCAGTTGGGGTTGTTTCTACAATCTTGCCTGGTTGATCGATAACATCTCCTCCAAGGCGTGCGACCCACAACCTTGTGTCCGGAGAGTTTCCGCCAACAACAAAACAATAGGATGTTCCACCCTGGATATAAACAGGGGTATCAAAGGACACACGCAGGGCTGTCTTGCTGTCATCCGAGAACTTGTTTGTGGAAATCAGGTCGGCAACCAATAGCTCTTTGTGTGCCAAAACTGATTCGGTTGGATATCCGTTCAGCATGGTGCGAAGTTCAACCCAAATTGTTGTGCTAGATGGGTCAAATGATTTGAAAAATAGATCCAAACCGGTGACCGTGCTATCTTCATCCAAAACAAACGCCTGGGCAAGAGGATCTCGGCAGCCAGGTGAGCTAGGATACAGGGCGCAGCGGCAGTTTCTCCATGCCGTCGAGTTTTGTGAAAACTGGTCACATGTATCCGTTGACGTTGAGGTTCTAGTTGTTTCTGTCGAAATGCTTGTAGCCGTTTCAGAAACCTGACGAGTTGAGAATGTCGGCGTTGCCACATTCATTGTCACTTCCTGCTTGGTCACATCCAGACCACCGGCAAAATAGTTTGCCTCAGCACTGGTTGTGGTCATGTCAGGATCGCCGTCTCCCGTTGGGTTGCTGTCCAGACGGAAAGTTTTTTCTCCGGTAAAGAAAGTATTTCCTGGAATACGGAATTCGCCCAGGATTTCCCCGTTTGCGTCTGTAATAAGCGGTGAACCATAGGCAACACGAGAGCGCAACATGGCTGCATTTCCCGAGTTCAGCTGGAATCCGATATCGCGACAATGCTGGGAAACAGGCTGACCGTCGAAATAGGCATATACTCTGGTATTAGCCTTCAGACCGGTAGCCTGGAACTGAACAACACGTGAACGAATGTACGGGATAATCTGTACATCTCGTACCAAGTCGCCCATTGAGTATGTGTCAGTACGGCTTTCGATCGTTGTAGCGGTACCCGTGCGGACACTTGTGGTCTCAATCTGAGTTGCTGTGACTGTTGATGTTGTCGTTGTCGACGCGGTCTGCAGAACTGGGATTGTTGGTCCAAGTCGCGGGTTTGCCCAGAACAAGTTTCCGTTTGTTGTCGACGAAACAGTACTTGTGGAAGATCCTACGATCGAGCGGCTCTGGTCAATCCAGGAACCCCAGTCGGTACCCAACAAACCAGCAGCGTCCGCCATTTCACGCAGAGCGTCCACACCGGAATCGATGTCAACTGTCAGCTCTGGTAGGTTGGTTTCGTCTGACCAGACATCATTGTTAGGCGAGAGGTACATCTGACCCTGCTTATCATATTGAAGCATAGGGTTGATCGATACACTCTTTGTTGCAAATGGGTTGCTATCAGATACAACTTCCGTATAAGGAAGCATCGCTACATTACCTTTGAAAACAACTCCGGTGCTCTTGGCGATTGCTACCGCCAGCTTGTGGTTTCGTGTCTTAAAGGATGGGCGCAGTTCATGATAAGAACGATCGACCGCCGCCTTCCATTCTGGGCTAGTCAGGTCTGCCGCCTGGAAATCAGAGAAGTTGTCAGCTACGAAGCCGTTCTTGAAGCGATCGAGACCGTTTTCGTCCTTGATGGACATGGACGCCGCGTCCTTTTCCAACAAAGAAAGGGCGGTGTAGTACTCGACCTTTTCAATTCGATCTTCCAGGCGACCGATGTCGCGCATGGTGTAGCGCTTGTTCTCGATGAACTTGGTGCGAACATCTTCCAGACCGTAGGTGTACGGATTCAGATAGATTTCGTAAAGCGCCATCGAGTTTTCATCTGGGCGCGGAATCGTGGGAGTTTCAGAAGGTGTTCCTTCCTTGGTGTAAATCTTACCATCCTTGTCAATCAAAAGAAGGTCGGCGCGTCCCAGGTAGTACTCGATATCAAAAACCGCAGCCGATCCATTAGCCGGCAACAGAGCAGACACAGGGCTAGCTCCCAGGATGTCAGGGCGGAAGTCGAACATATTATTGATCGAAAACACCTTTTTTGTGCTGGAAACGAAATCCGGCAGGTTTTCGTAGGTGATTCCGCTGTCTGGATCGTTCAACGAAGAAGCATAGGAGTCAATGGTATAGTACCCCTGACCACCAGAGTGAGCAAAGTAGCGGAACTCGATCAACAAACGAATGTTTGCATTTCCGACAAGGGATAGATGATCTTCCTTGCGGCGGATGTAAGATTCCAAATATGCGGTATCGGTAACATTGCGAACTAGCTCATATTCATTCGTCAGATCAATATCAACCCAGCCAACATCAATCGAGTTTACAGCCTTGACGGATACCAGCTCAAAGGCATCGGTTTTGTTCAGGTAATGAATTTCACCAGCTGTCCAGTCGGGGACGGTTGTAGTTGTAAATGTACTGGAAGTATCAGTCTTGGTCTTTTCTTTCTGTGCCGTATGTAGTACAGTGGCGATCAGATTGAATGTCTTACCAGCGTTGCCAGATCCAAGGTCAACAGAAAGGGTTGTGCTTCCGACGATGCAGTTTCCGCTTGTAAGATTGACAGAGGTAGCCGCACCTCCGCTAACAACCCAACCGACCAGACCATTGTCAAAACCAGCAAAGAATTCATTTGATGTGGTAGTAAAAGTCAGCTGACCGGAACCATCCAGGGTGCCGGAGAATTTCTTACGAAGTTGGATATCAATGGATCCGTTGGCAGCATCTCCCAGGGAACGCAAACTCTTGACATTATCACGATCGATATTAAAGACCAGACCGGAGTTATTGGCGTTATAAACCTCAAAAGAACCAGTGACAGGGTCAACGACGCTTTCGCCAACAAAACCGTCTGATGTGGTGAAGCTCTTGGCGTCATTCAGTTTCTTACCGGAAGCCAGGCTCAGGTCATAGATATAGTAACGGTAGACGGCGGTGTTGTCTTCCGGGTTTCCATATTCACGCCACAGGTCATTAACCTTGAATGAACCTATCGCCGAACCAGTGGCTGCCCCAGAAACGACCGGACCATCAAAAACATTGACAACAGTACCGGACATTAAAGAGAGATCAGCCGAAGCCCCGGTCCAGTTCGGACCTGATTTTGGGCGGATTGTCAGATAAGTGCGCTGACCGAAGTTTTTAACAAAACCAGAGAAAGTTTTTGTATCGCGCGCCTTACGGACTGGAACTGCGGTGGTGTCTACGGTCTCGACACGATATCCCTTGACATAGGCAATCGCCGGAGAAATCGCTGCAATCAGATAGTTAGGATCGCCGCCAATAGTCCAACCCTTAGCATCATTTGCGTCCTGTTTCTTGCTTTCATAGAAATGAATCTTGAACGGACGAACGGTGTAGTCTCCGTTTGTCTCATATGTGCGCTTGGCTACCATGTCCATGATCTGAGAATATTCGGCATCAGACTTCATGAACTCGATCTTGCCGTTATCACCAATGCGGCAAAGCAACAGGAAGTTATCACCGTCCGCATTATCATACAGACGTTTAACCAGGATCAACTCCGCTTTATACCGGTCAGCACCCGGCGCCGAAGAGTTTGGATATCCCAGAGAAGGATCCAACAAACTCTGGTCATCAGAATAAGAAACCAGAGTCTGAACAAAATCAAATCCGATCTTGCATTTCTCAGGATTGGTAATATTACCGCTTTCATCCTTCAAAAGGTACTTCTGAACGATGATCGACTGGCGGGAAACATCAAGGAACATACCTTCGTAGTAGTATACACTTTCATCTACGGTAAAGAGACGCGCTGTTCCGGTTGGAGGAATAGTTTCACCTACGAGCTCGGATCCTTCACAGGTAGGACAACGAACTTCTACTGTATAAACTGCGATGTCATTTTCATCGAGAATATCGATTTCTTCACCTGGAATGAAAGATGATTTTACGCCATCGATCGCAGTTCCAGTGTAAACAACAAAAAGGGTCGGAGGATCGCCAGATTCTGCGTCAGTACCCCTAATCAGAGTCGCGGTGATACCAGAGTATTTTCCGACTAGCTTTGTTCCTTCGGCATAGGTTGAGACAATAGCAGGATCTGTACCGACCAGGTCAACCAGGCGAACATATGAAACGGCGCGTAGGTTAGCACGTCCGTTTGAAACCTTTGAACCGTTTTTAAAGATATGACCGGCGAAGCGTTCAATCTGGTTCTGAAACATTGACTGTGAAACATTCAGTTCACGCGCCTGGACTGGGCGACCAGGACGATAAAGAACCCGCATGTAGTTTTTGCTAGGGTCAAAATCGTCGAAGTATGGGGCGCGGTTCAGATCAAGACGAGCCATTTATATTTTTCCATTTTTAGAGTGTCAAGGCGATCTTTAAAACCTCTTCCGTTTCAGAAGAATATATTGTCGCCGCTGTGTTATTTACGAACAAAAGATGACCTGTTTTCCCGCTTGCCTTATTCAGATTTTCTGGATTTAGAACATAGTCTGGGTGTCCTGGTCCAAGATAAAGCAATTCATTTCCGCGCGAACCTGGATTTGGTTGAACAGAAGAAATAAGATAAATTTGACGGTATTCAAAACCATCGGCGACATAGGGCTCGATCGTGCTATCAATGGTTGAAGAAATTAAAATTGTTGTTGCACCAAGTTCGGCGATCATGTTGCTTCCGTGACCTCCAACAGGGGCAATCATTGCCTGTGCCACGGCTGCTGTATTACCTGGGATGATAAAGGCGCGCGCCCAAGTATAACCTGTCCCGCCGTCAATAATATTAAGATCAACAATAACGCCTGAGGCGATCGTGGTTGTAATACTAGCTCCGGATCCATCTCCAACAACAACTACAACTGCATTGACGTAATCAGAACCACCCACAAGATCGGCTATCCCGTCAATGACGCCATCTGTTGATCGTCACGTTTGACACTCGCACCGCTTCCAGGATTTCCACTTTCGCTGATAATAGCCCATGTATCAGATGTATAATCCTGTCCAGAGTCTGTTGTATAAACGCGGGTCAAATCATAGATACCCCCGCTTTCATTTGCAACATAGCCTGCTGATGCTCCGGTCCCTGTGACCTTGAATAAAANNAAAAGGTTCTGATAAAAAGCTTGTTCCGACCTTAACAAACGGTCTGAAAGAAGAGATGGATCCATTTTTTGCAGCCTGTTGAACAGCCCATTGACCGGAACCATCATCAGAGAACTTCTGGACGATAGGAACAAAAAGGTCGGTCTCAAAAGCGGTCTTGTCGATCGTTGAGACTGATCCCATGTATTTCCAGATATATCCATCCGACATCAAAACGGACCCAAGGCTGGTACCGGTTGGCACATCGGTGGATGGAACACCGCCATTGTTATCAAGACACTTATAGACAAGATCGCCAACCATCACGTAAAAAGGAGTCGTGTATTGTGCTGATGTCTTATCAGGATCAAACGCCGAATATGTGGTCCCGGTTGCCCAGGACACCTTTTTTAGACCGATCCTTGTGTTGGTATTTGTCAATCGAATTAATACCTCCATATTATCAACCGCTTCTTTTTCCTGGCTTGGTGTTGAGACTGGTTCAATGGCGGTATCACCAACATTCCATTCAGTAGCCTTTCCTACNCCAATATAAAGATTTGAGNNAATGTCGGTCGTGCCAANNGTCTGACCAAGATAAAGCCACTGAATTCCNTCAACAACCGAAATTCCGGAGCTATGGGAAGGNGCGGTTACATTTGAAACNGCCGCATTCAGGTTAACATAGATGCGNTTGTTGGCAAATACCTGGGTTCCNACNGGATAATAGGTATANTCTTTCCACGAGGCAGGCGCCTGGCTACGCAGAGCCTGTATAATAGAAGAAGCCAGATATGTCTTTGTTTTACTGAAATGCGATAGCAGTCATTGAATAGTGTCCATCAAAAGGTCAAGAGATACTTCCGAGCGATTGTCGACAACCGATGTTCTGATATATCCGACTGGATGAAGTAAATCGGAAACAGCAGAAATATATCGTGATGGGTCAACCTGGGAGATAATCATATAGGAGAACTGTTGATATTTGTCGCTGTCGATAAGATGACAACGCTCACCCAAGAAACCCACATGATCCTGCCAGTCCGAAGTATTGAAAATTGTTGAGGGGACAACTGAAATGTCTGCCCCACCACCAAATTTAGACGAGAAATAAACAGTGTTTGTTGCAAATGGGATAGAATAAGGTGATGTATACCTTATTTTCTTTACTGCACCAGCCTTTGGGGCAATAGCCAAAATAGAGGCGCCTGTACCAGAAGAAAAAATCTGAACGAACGGAATTTTTGAATAGTTATAACCACCATTAACGATTGTAATATTCAGGATTGCTCCAAGTCCATCAACCTCGGAAACAAATCCTGAAAATCCAAAGCCATCGCTTCCGCCCCAGTTTACAGCACCAACACGGTCGCCAACGCTGTAACCTGTTCCCCCATTAATAATATTGAGACCGGTCACAGGACCAACATCAATAGCCTCAACAGAGGCGTTGCCAACGACAGAGCAACCATATACAGTTGCAGTGTCTCCTATGTCGTAGTTGTTGCCACCGGAAATTATATTGAAAGAAAGTGTTGTTTGGATAGTTTCGAAAATGAAGGTATCTCCTACCTGAATCTTTACGCTTTCACCTACTGTAAAATCAGAAGATGGTTTTAGGATGTCGATTTCAAGAAAAACCTTGCCCTGGGAAAGGATTCTTGTGATCTTTTCGATTGAGGCAACAGTTTTTGAAACGATACCGGAAACTGAACCATATTCCAGGGTGCTATTTTCAAGGATAAGGTCAAGCTTTCTTTTACCATGGATATCGGAGTTTGCTTCTGCAGAAACAAAGATCTTGAATGTCGATCCGTACGTTGCCGAAGATGGAACCAACAACATCTCGCGTGGGTATTCGATCTGTGCCTGGGTTCCAAATAGCAACTTGAACAAAAAATCATAAGATTGCTTTGATCCGCGCGCCAAATAGAACTCACGCAACAACAACAGAAGATTGCTTTTTCGTTTTACGCGCCACTGGTCATCTTCCAATGCCAGGTCAAATCCGGCATCCTTCAAGATGGCATCAACGAAAGGCTCAACGCCATTGGAGCTTTCGACGTTGGTTCGCCAGTCATTCAGAAGACGGGTAAAGTTTCCATCCTCTTCACACCAGCTGTAGTAATCTTCAATAAAAGAAGCAAAATCAGGAAATCGCTCCTTGACCACCGAAGGAAGGCGATTTTTTACAACACTGACGATTGTTTCTTTTGGAGCTGACATTATTTGATGATCGCCTGGGTAGAAGAAATACGAACAATATTATTTTCAACCGTTTCGATGTCAGGTTCGGATGGGACAACAGACCATGTTAAAACTCCTGTTTGTTGGTTTTCATATCCAACGACCCTGGCTGATCCTGGGAGTTGGAATGAAATTTCACCGGTCTTATAATCGACGGTACCGAATGATTTACTCAGGAATTTAGTCCCGTTATCTTCACGTACCAAATAAAGAGAACCATCAAGGTCGACATCTGCCAACCGCATTGAAACATTACCATAGGTCAAAATAGATGTTGAAATACCTTTTTCGATCGCATTTCCAAATACAACAGGATAGGTGCCGGTTGATCCATGGATGATATTGGTTTTCTTCTTCAAGACCTTTGATGAATAAAGAGAAATGATAGCCACCTCACTTTCACGAACCTGATCCAACATCTCGACGTCCGACAAGAGATTACCAAAACGATTGAGTTCTTTTGTGTTGTAATCCTGGACCTTTGAGATAATCAAAGATTGAATCTGACCAGATGTTCTATTGGTCTTCTTTTTATCGATCTTTGCTGTAATAACAACCTCAACATCAATAAAATCTGGATCAACGAATATCACATCCGATCCAACCACGCCATAACGATTGACGATCGAGTTTTTGATTTCATTTCGTGCCGATGCGGTAAGGCTGTCGGCATTTCTTGGTTTGATAGAAACAAAAACCTTTCCATATTCGCGGCGACTGTTTGTCTCACCACCCCAAACACTAATACTATCAATGTTTCTGAACTCTGACAAGAGGACGCTTTGATAATCGCTTTCTGTGACAATTCTGTTCTGACGTCGATAATGATGAGGAATTGTGAAACGTAGGCTGTCTGCTGTCTCTGGTTCCATTCCTCCCGAAGAAGGAGAGATTGTCGTTACGATATGGTTTTCAAAGTTTCCTGCCGAAGGGTTAAAAGTGAAATTCTTGGCACCGTTTCCGCTTTCACCGTTGCTTGAAATGAAAACAGCCTCGATAACATTTCCATCATCCAGGGTTGTCCCGAATGTACCATCACCAAAAACAACCTGATAATACCCTGTTTCAGTTGTGGTCAAGAAGTAGACGTTTGATGTGCTGTTCAGATCCAGGACATCATCACCACGATTGAACTCAGTCTTAAAAGTTGAGCCGATCGAAGGATAAACGTTCACGCGAAGCGTATCAATATCAATATCGGAATCTTTGATGACAAATCTCTGGGCGATGTCATTCGCATCAGCCGTGAAACGATAACTTTCTACCGACCCCTCATAAATTGTGAACTGGGGACTTGTGAATGTGATCGTCCCGTTCGTATTATATTCAAAACTGCTCAAAATGACGTCGTCCGCATTATAGAATGAACGACTATCGCTAGACGAGTTCACAGCAGAGAATGAAGACCCCCTCGAAACGGTCAATGTCTGGCTTGGTGGCATTTCATCAACGGTGATAGCCAGGACAACGTCAGCCCGTGCAGAACGGCGCCCACGCGGCACATATCCGGTTCTCTTGGCATGTGAAAGAAGCGCCTGGCGCGTATGGGCACTGTCAATGAAAGATTCGTCCAATAGCATCTTGGTATAAAAGCCGTTAAGATGGCTGTTATATGCCAGGATATTCAACAAAGTCGAAATACCAGAAGCCTCGAAATTGAAATCGGTGTAATTTGGATTTCCTTTCAAAAAGTTCTTAAATGCTTTTTTAAGGTCTTCGAAATCAAGAGACTGGACGTTTAGATTTTTCATTACCTAACTCGATTAGCGTAGAATGTGAAGGAGTCTTCAAGATTAAGACTTACGATCTGATACCATACCGTAATCTGGTACCCTTGACCCTGGTTGACACTTTTAATGTCTGTTTTAACCAGCTTTGTTCTTGGTTCCAGGCTTTTGAATATCCACTCGATTGCATTACGCATTGAAATTTCGGTTGCCTGTCCTGATGGTTCGAAAAGATATTGTTTGATACTGGAAACAGTCGAGTTATCAAATGGAATATCATATTTTTCAAGATAAAAGGCTGTCATCAGGGCACGACGGACCGCCTCTATATTAGTTTTTGGAGTCAGGTCTCCGGTCAGTGGATGTGGCTTGAATGACAGATCAAGATCTTTATAGATGGGGTTCTCTTTCATTTCTGGTTAACCCCCAACCATCACATTCGAAGATCCGGTGATGATCACCGCTCCACAACCTGAACCATCACCAACCCTGGCTTTTGGTCTTCCATTGACAAAAACTGACGAGGAACCGCCGGAGGTTGTCGATGTGTGGCAGCCGTTGCAGCAGTGCTTTGTCCAGCTGTCGCCCTGGCGATGGGCACCTCGTCCGTTAATGAATACATTTGAAGACGCAGAAGTATTGGCGCGCGGCGCATAGCAACCGTGTCCAGAGTCAATGTCTTTAAATCGTGCTGCCGGATTTCCC